TATCTCATAATGAAGAAGAAAAAAATGAATAAAATCAAAGAATATTTGACAAATCCTGCAACACGAGTTGCTTTTTGAGTTTTTATATTCTGACTGTGAGGAGCATACACAACTCTGAATAGTAGAATCTCAGCTCTTGAAAAGCAGCAAGCTGAAATGGATATCATCTGAATTCAAACAACATTGACTCAAATTCAGACTGATATTCAATGGATAAAGATTCAACTGCAAAAATAGAGATTTTATTCCATAAAAAACAAATCAGATGAAAAAACGAATACTTACAATCCTTTTGATTCTGATAGTGTGGAGTCTCTGATTTTTATTCTGTGAAGTGTGATGATTGAGTTTCTAGTGTGTCGGTGGAAAACAAGAAAGCTGAGGAAACGAGTTTCTTTTTATCGTTCAAAACAGAGAAAGGAATGAGCAAAAAAGAAAAAAAAGAAAAATCATACGATCTACATCATCAAATCCCTGATTCACTCTGATGATTGAAAAATGAAATAAACTTGAAACTTGTCGAGGTGTTGGATCATAGAAGGCGACACAATCGATGTTGAAATGATTCTCCGACTGAAGCAATATGCAGAGTCTTGAAGTTCAACAAATCAGTCCGAAATCCTGACTTCTATGCAGCAATTGTCTGAATCATCCTCGCATATCAAGACAACTACTACAAATCTGAAGCTCTGAAATGACCAATCAAAAGAGAGTCAAAGACTATTCTTGACCTCGATGATGATTGAGATGATCCAGTGTTCAGAGATCAAAAATAGACCAGTAGAGCCTCGAGCCTCTGAATTTTGGAGAGACAATCGCCTTTGTTGGATGTTCGCATCTGTCGGCTAAAAGCTGAAAGCATAAAAGGATTTCAATTCAAGCTAAAAGAGAGGCTCTCAATATACAATTTATCTTGTAAATATATCAAAATGTCTGAAATTAGAGAAGATCCAGGATGTTTGACTCTGTCTCAAGATATGATGGATGAAAGAGATTTCATCGCTTGAGACACTATAGAGCTTGACACATCCGTTCAACTGCCTGAATCATTTTCATTGTGAGAATGGATTCGAAAAACAAACTATCAAAACGGTCGATGAAGCTGCACAGCAAACTGAACATCTCACTGAGTTCAAATCCTAAGTGTGAGAAAGGAATGAAAAAAGCCTGAGACTGAAAACATCATCACTCCTGATCGAAAAGATTTGCGAGGAAAGATGTGACACGATCTGAAAAACAAAGATGACTCTTGAGATTATGTAGAAAGAGCAGTCAGCACAGCTTTGAAAGAATGAATTTTGATTGAAGAAAATTGAAAGCTTGCAAAGTATGATTGATATTGCTACGGTTCACGAGCAAACAATGATGAGTCAATCGAAACTATGAAAAGATATCTATATCGTGGATGTCCTATCGTTCGATGTTTGAGATGAAACAAAACAACTCGAACAGAACTCTCAAAGTGAGAACTCAAGACAATCATTCCTGTGACTCAAAGAACTTGAGGACACTGTATCGCTCTTGTAGGTTGGGACAAATGATGATTGCGATTTGTGAACTCTCGAACTGCAAACGATTGAAAAGGAATGAAGTCAAGATTTTATGTTTCAAATGAAACACTGAAAAAATCTTGAACAATGTTCAACTGGAGATATCGAGTATTGTTCAACAAAGAAGATGCAAAGAAAGATCCTGCATATCTGAAAAGAAAAAGCACTGCAGGATTGCTCATCAAAGCAATGAAAAAAATGTATCTCGAAGAATCTGATGATATGAAAAGAGGAATTGAAGCATTCTCAAAAGTGATAAGAGCAACATATCCTGAATTGAATGAAGAGATTCCTATCAATTCATAGACTTGAAAAGCTATATAAAATCTTTATATAGAAAAAGACTTCGTGCAAAAGAGAGTCCTTGAGGCTCTCTTTTTTTGAAACTGAATTTGACTTTTTGATGTATATTGATTATACTGCAGCTGTCTCGAAAGAGATATTGTGTTGTTGTATATGATTTGACCATCTTATACAAAAAACCTCTCACACACGAGAGGCTTTTTTATTTGATGAAGATCATTTCAAAGATCATTCTGATACACTTCGTTGACTGATTTTCAAGAATCTCTTTCTTTTTGTTTCGGACTTCAAGCAGAATTTCCGTTGTTTCTCTACATAGTCGATTGTCTTTGCATTTCTTACATCTGAACTCTCATCAAGTAGATGAAACTATATGTCTGAAACACACAGGACAAGTTCGGTTGTAGTAGTCGTTGTCATCCATCCATTGAAGGATGTCTCAGATTCTGATTTCTCTATGTTTACGAAGTCTTTCATATATTTTGAGAATCATCCAATCTCTATCATTTTTGCTTTCAGTAGTCATCTTTTTATTTTTGAAGGAATAAAAAGAAATCTATCTGAAATTGTGTCTCTTGATGAATCTCGCAACATTCCTTTTTGATGTTCAGAACCTGAAAGCAATTTGAGAGTCTGAGTATCATTTTCTCATCATATCAAGGACTTCGTTTGCTTTTCATCTCAAAGGTCTGTTTGCAAACTTTTTCGGAGTTGATTCTTTCTTCTTTTTTCAGAAGAGTCTCTCTCGAAAAGATAATTTCTTGACAGTCTTTTTCTTCTGTTCAGCTTTGATTCAAGCTTTCAGATTTCTCAATTCTCTGTCTTTGCAGAAGATAGTTCTGTCTTTTCTCTTGATCTCACTTCTGAGATATGCGATTTCTTCTCTCTGAACTTGAAGAGCTTTGTTCCATCGCTTGTCTTGAGCTGTAGGCTCAATGAGTTTTTTTTGTTGTTGCATTTTTGATATTTTGTAGGAGATAAAATGCTAGAGAACGAATAGGATATATCGTATCAATTTCACTATTGCAGCAATCACACAAACAGGAACTGCTACACATAGAAACACGATGATCAATCAAATCAGCATATTGCTGAATCTGACTATTGCAGGCTGTTTCTTTTCTGTTTTTCTTTCTTTGACCATTTTATTTTTTTAACATAGATAAAATATTTCAGATTTTATGACTGAGAATTTCATTCAATACTGCTTTGATGATTTCTTCTTTGTCTTTGTTGTTTTTCAAACAATCAACATATAAATCTTGCAATGTCCATCAAAGCTGTTCAGCTGTCTTGTCTGCAGCTTTTTCAATGATATATTTTTCATTTATTTCCATTGTTTTAATAATTCAGATCTAAAAAGCTAAATATATGAGCAATGACATCAACTGTTCGACCATTTCAAAGCATCTTGTATCTTTGAGAATCTGAGACTCCTTCTGTGTAATTATCAGGAAGAGTTTGAAGTCTTTCACATTCAACAGGAGTCAGCTTTCTGATGACTTTATCATATACGAAAGCATCTCATTGAACGACAAGAGTGCTTGATTTTCATCTGATGACTCTTCATCTTCTTGTGGTCGAGTTAGGGAAACTCAAATTGATTCAGTCTCAAGGCTTCGCTACGATGTATCAAAGCTTTGTCGCTTGTTTTATTCTTAATTCCCCCCCCCCAACGAAAATTAAGTCCTCAACTTTCTTCTCGTGATTTCATCATCACACAGTCGTGAGAGTTGCACACTTTCAATCTTTGTTTTCTACTCTTTTCACAATATCATATTTTCAATTCACAATTCTATCTCGCCTTTCTTTTGAATAGTAGTATTTTTCATCAACTTGATCCTGGAGTATGTCTTTCAACAAGATTCACTTGTCAGCAGGTTGTATCACTCAAGGAATATTTGTTCGATACAATCTTTTCCTATTTTGACCTGAGACAAGAGAGCTGTTGATTTCAATAGGTTGAACTCAAAGATATCAACTGATGATATCAACTCGTTCTTGTTTCATTCTCACATTCTCAAGCAAGAAATATTTCGGTTTCACTTCATTCAGAAGTCTCACATATTCAAAGAATAATTTTGAGCGAGGATCTTCAAAAGCAAGTTGTTTTCCTGCTACAGAGAATCACTGACAAGGAGAGCCTCAAATCAACAAATCAATAGGTCATTCTCATACTGTTTCTCAATCTGCTATCAGATACTCTCATCCATTATCTCGATCAGGTGTTGAATATCGAACTTTTTGAACATCTCAAATCTGAATGATATCAGGATGATTTTTCATAGCAGTTTGAATCGCATATTTGTCAATCTCGCTTGCGAAATATTTATCAATCTTGATTCCTGCTCTCTGAAGAGCTTCATATCAGCAAGCGATTCCATCAAATAGACTGAGAACTTTTATTCATTTATTCATTTTTTGTTTCCTAGTAGATATAAACAAGTCGGATGAAAAAGAGAATTCAGTCAATAATTGCTGCAAGGATTATCGCAAAGATAACAGCGAGAATATATAGAATTGTCTTTTTCATCTTTTGTTTGTATTATTCGAAATAAAATCTTGATTTTACATATTCAGAGCATCTTTGACCTTTGATGTTTCTCGATGGTCAATAGAATCTCGTTCATCATTGAAATTTCTGATTGCAATACTCAACTTGAACCTGTCGTGATGTGTAGTATTCAGCAGGGAGTGAGTGATATCTGATATTCATCTGACAAAGTCAGATTGCATCTCATCCATCTCAGCGAGTATTGATAGATCGATTTCAATTTTCGCATTCCATCAATGTGACTAGATCCATTCATCAAAGCTTGTAGGCATATTGAACATATTTCTGTCTGATATCATCTCTCTTGAATCAAGAGTGTCGGATAGTTCAGCTATTTTCTGACTTTTTTTTTTGTTCTTGACTAGCAAGCTTTTCAGCTTCATCCATTACATCATTGATCATTTTTTCGACTCTCTGATATTCCTCATCTTCTTGAGTCGGATTTTTTACTGAGCTTGTCTGCTCTCAATCAATCACAATCATTCAAGGAAAGAATTTGTTTGTTCATCTCTTTCTTGTCTGAGTCATTGATTTTCTTTGTGAAGTTCATTTTGCATTTGAGCAATATCTTTTTTCTGTTGCTCTAATTCTTCATATTTTGCTGAGTTGTCAGCAATTCTTTGATCTATATCTTTGATTCATTCAACTGTGCTATTGAAAGCATTCAGCGAATCCTTTGTTGATTTTATCTCTCAAGCAAGAGCGATATATCAAGCAAGTGAAATAAGTAGTAAGAGTCACAATATAACTGTGAGAATGTTTTTTGTTTTGTCTGACATTTTATAGTGTAGAATGTAAAAGGCTAATTGACAGGATCAGGAATATAGATTCACAATTCAGCTGAAGCAAAGTCTCTGATTCTATCAACATATTCTCAGAACTCGTTTTTGTTGAGTTCTTTTGATGATGGAAACTCCTCTCAATCGATGAACTTATTCTTGAAATAGAAATGAAGTTCTTCTTTTTCGATTCCTGTGTTCTCTTCTATGAGTTCAAGGACAATTCCTCGATAGTATGAGTTTTGAGCAAGTGATCTTGTTCAGTGTCTTTTCAATACTAGGGAATAGAGTCAATTCTTTCTTGTCTTGATATACTCTGAGAGCTTTTTTGGATTCTCTATTTTTCCATTTTTAATTGAGAGGAGGAATTTCATCTATAACACATCATCAAGAGTTAAAGTCTGAAGATAGTCAGCTTTTTTCATTGCTCTCTTGAGCAAGCTTTCCATCTCCTCAATGATTGAATCATTTCGTTTGAATTCTATTCTGTTTCAGCATCGCTCTTTGAGAGGATGTGTTCTCAGATAGTCTTTCATATCATTGACATTTGATTCTTTCATCTCTTCAGGAACAAGAGCTTGAAGGTCTGCTTTGAGTAGAGTTGCAGGAACAGAAGCTCTCGCTTTTTTGATTTCCTGTATATATGCAGGAATCTTTTCTCAAGTTTGTTTGTATCGTGCATATTGATACAATTTCATCTGTTGTCAGTATTTTTCATCTGCTTCCTCTTCCTTTGTGAAGATTGAGACTGTTTTGTGATCTAGGATATAGTCTCAGTAGAAAGCATCAAATTTCACTTTCAGATTGTATTTGTCATTCAATTCTACGATGATTTCTTTTTCTGATTCGAGAGGAGTTGGAAGTTCAAGAGTTGTGAAGTTATTCAAAGCCTCTGTGATAGAGAGGACAGCTGCAGCGAGTTCATCTTCACTCGCTCAGTTCTCCTTGAATTTCTTTTCCATAACTTCGAGATTGTATTCAGAATTGAAATCTCCGAATTTTGCTCGACAATCCATACAAGAAGCGAAACACTCTCAGACTGCGAAATATGACTTGAATTCATTTTCTCGTTGTCCGAGAACATATCACTTGAACCATTGAACATTGTCAGCTTTCAATAGATTGATTGACCAGTTTGATAGATTTATTTTCTTTGTCATTTCCTTATTTGATAGATGATAAAGCTGATCGATTTCTTCTCTTTGGAGAGCTTTCTTCGATATCATCGCAAACAGCTTTTGCGATTTTTTCTTTCAAATCTTCATTTTCTTTCTTCAATGTTTCATTCTCTCATTCTATCTCTTTGATTTTCTTTTCGTGAGTGTCGATTTTTTCTTTCTTTGCTTCGATGATTTTTTCATAGAAGTCGCAAATTGTTTGAAGATTTTTTTTGACTGCTATATTGAATCTGATTCTCTCTAAGATTGAATTGATGAATACAACTCAATCAGATATCATTCAAATCCTTCTATCATCTTTCAGGATTTTGTCTCATCCTCGAGAATGTTTGATTGTGAATTCTCAAAATTGAAGAGTGTCGAATGTGTAGTCAATATGATCTACAGCATTTCTGAATATTTTTTGTGTTGTTTTGTCCATTTTGATTTGTTATAGATTGAATAAAAAGTCATCAAGTTTTTTGCACATTTCATCTGACACAGTGTATTTCGCAAGAATTTCATCTTTCTGAATAGTTATCTGTTCAAGAGTTTTCCCTTTTGTCCATTGCTTGAACTTTTCGAAATTTGCATCAAGGAATTGTGGCTTTTGAGTTGAGTCAGCTTTCTTTTGTGTAGTAGTTTTTTTCTCTGCAGCTGCTCAGTCATCATCTTCTCCTTCTATGATTAAATTCAACAAAGCTCCTAGATTATATCTCTTGTAGTAAGTGATCGAGCTTCCCATACTTTGAGGAGTAAGATTTTGAGCAATAGGAATTGCTGAAGTCTGAGAGTCATCTGATTCCATATCTGAGATAGTAGTCTCAAGATATAAGATTCCTCAGTAGTCTTGAATCTTGTGAGATACAAGGATTTTCAATTCATTGAGTTTGATTCAGATTTTCTCTCGAATGTAGTCATAGGATGAATACTTGTAGTTGTATCACTTAGCATTCCTTTCAATTACGATTCAAAGCTTTTGAAATTCGAATAGTTTTGCTTTGAGTCATTGTGTTGTTGTAGTAGAATCTGTCATTTTTGTAGAACCTTATTGAGATAAATATTTCGATTCGTAGATCTTTCGAAGATGGTCTGTTCAATTGGTAGTCAGTCATCTTCATTCTCTATCTTTGAGTATGAATCTCAGCTTTTCTTGAACATCTTTCGGCTGAGATAAGATGAAGCATTCCATATCATCAGGGACAAATTCAAAGAAAGTATCAACTGAAGTTTTTCTATTGAATCCGACTCAATCAATAACGAGGTAGTCTTTTCTATCATCATTCAATATTGTTTGAACTTCTTCTCTTGAGGCAGGAGTCCTCAATATCTTTCACGATTTCAATACAATCATCGTGAGTTTCTGATACTGTTTGATGTTGGTGTTGTTGCTCATCTTGTGTTGTTATGCTCAAGGTAAAGTTGCAATTGAGTCTGAGAGTCTTTGATTCTTTGCTCTTGCATTGTTAATAATTCTTGCATAGTTGTGATAGATAGTCTCGCAATTATTTATCTTTCAATTTCGGAACTTATCACTCATTGAAGCATCTATCACAGCGAGAGCGAGTTGTGTAGTAGTGAGTCAAAATTTCTCAGCTGTTGCTTTGAATTGCTTTGAAGTTCTCAAGTTTGTTGCATTGATTCGCTCGTTTGTTCATCCTTTGTATATCAATCAATAGGATTCGACCTTCTCTTGAATAGCTTCAATCAATTCAATGTTTTGTTCTCTCTTCTCTGTGTTCTTGTCTTTCTTCTCATTCTTGACCTCAACAATCTCAGTAGAAGTTTGAACTGTTTCTTTTGTTTCTTCTTTTTGTTCTTTCGTTCGTTTCTTAGAGTTCTTTTTGCTTGCATTCTTGTTTCAGACTTTTTTTGATTTCTTCCCTGCTTCTGATCTCTTGTCTGAAATCTCGTGTGATTTCTCTATTGACTGGATAGGAACAAGGAGCGAAGCTGAAAGCTCATTGTCTTGAGGATGAATATCATTGATTCCGAACTCGATGATTGATTCATAGAATCTCAATCTCAATTTCTCATCAGTGATTTTTCTTCAAATCTCGAGGAATAAACTTTCAAACTCAAATTTTTTTCTCATTTTATTATTCAACAAGGATAAAGTCTTTTTTTTGCAGATGTTCTCCTTGAGGAATAAGTTTGAAGTCTGAACTGATTTTCGCTAGATAGATCAATCCTCAACACTTTACAGCTTCTTGAATTGATCAGTCCAACAAATAAGCAAGATAGTTCTTTCAATTCCCCTTTGAAACGACTCTGATTTTCTTTTGTTTCATCTTTGTGTTGTTGTAAGGAAATAAAAGTTTGCTTTTGATTTTCCTAGTTGCTGACTGAGTAGAGACTCGATGTGTAGTAGATGGAATGTCAACAGAAAAGAAAAACCGTTGAGCTGTTCAACACAACGGTTTGATAGTTCTGAACTTGAGAGACAACCTGAACAGGTTCTCTTGACATTCTATTGCATATCGCAAGAGAATGGTCTGAGAAAATGTTTTGATGCTCTTGTTGAGCTATTTGACCATCGTGTTGATATTAGTATAATCAAAATTTTTTATTTTGCAACAAAAAAAGCACTTTTTTTTGTAAAAAGTTCAAAAAGTCAGTTTGTCTTTATAAAAACAAAGTCAAAAAAAGTTGAAAAAATGTCTGTTTTTTATCAAATTTGCATATTTTTTGAGATCATCCGACATTCTTTTTCTTTCTTTTTTTATTTTCTTTCTTTTTTCTTCTATTATTTAATAATAGTATATTATTATTTATTTATAATATATTTATATATTATATATATAATATTATGTGTCGATTTTTTCAAAAATTTGTTCGTTTCGTGAGCTTTATGAATTAAAAAGTAGGGAAACTATTCAAAAAAATATTTTGTTCGTTTTTGTTCGTTTTTGTTCGTTTTTGTTCGTTTCGTGAGCTTTTCAAGTTCTTGTCTGCTCTTACTTTTCATTTTATAGGTGCAACAAAGCAGCACAATTTCTCAATCTATCAACTGAAATGTGAGTATAGACCTGAGTTGAAGCAATGCTTTGATGTCACAGCAATAGTTGAACCTCTCTGAGATCTGCTCCGTTGTTCAATAGAGTTGTTGCGAATGTGTGTCTGAATGAGTGAAGAGTGAGCCTTCTATTGATTCAGAGTTTTCTTTTGTATTCATCAAGCAACACATAGACTCATCATCTTCAGAGTTTTAGTCCTCGAGACTGTCAAGCAGTCACAAGAAACACATAGTCTTTCTCCTCCGTGAATCTTCTCTTTGATTCGTTCTTGATGTATAGATATTTCAACTCAAGAGCAAGCTGTTTGATTTTCGATTCATCATCAAAAAACACAGTTCTCTTTTTATCCATCTTTCATTGAATCTGAAACTGACCATCTTCGAGAATTTGCTCAAAGGTCAGATTCAGAATTTCTGTTTTTCTCAATCCTGTGAAATATGCTATTCTGAACAAAAGCTCATCTCTCACTCTCTTGATAGGATCTCTTGATGTTTTTGTGATATCAAAAAACTGTTCAACTTCATCGTGTGAAAGATATGAAAGCTCTGTCTTTTTGAATCTTGCAACTGGAATGTGATATATTTCAGAATTCATCATCCTTGAGATATAGCATCGCTTGAAAAATTTCTGAAGGCAATGCTGATGAGCGACTTGTGTATTGTGTGAAAGATGTATCTTTTTTCAGTATCAACGACCTCGTGTGAATTCAGCAGTCTCTAAAAACTCACAATATTCAATGAGATCATCAAGTCAGATTTCATCAAGGTCAGGAATCTCTGATCTTTCAGCAAAAAGAAACTGCACAAAGCGAGTCAATGCTCATCTATGAAGTTTCAAGGTGTTTGTAGAAATTTTTTCGACAAACTTTCTATATTTGAGATATTTCTCTATTGCAAAATCAATTTTCATTTTATTCAAAAAGTAAAAAAATAAAATATTCCTCTACTCTTTGAATCCATCTCCTGTCTTTTATAACTATTGACAAATAAAATAAAATAGTAAAAATATATATTTTGCAAACTTTCAGCTATCACTGAATTATAGAAATTCACTTGATTTTTTGATAATTTTCATTATATTTTCGGTGTAGATGGAAAAAGACTAGAGACTCATCATTTATATGATGAGCATTTTCAGTTATGAAGAAAAACTTTGTATCAGTCAAGCAAATTGAACAAGTATTTGAAGCTCGTAGAATCAGAAATGAACAAACAAAGCTCAACTACTACAAAGCATTGACAACGAAATATATCAATAAGGTTGATCCTGAAACCTGACTACTCGATAAATATGTGAGAAAATATGAAAGATACAAAATCGCAAATGCTAACAAATGCGAAAAAGAGAAAAGGTCAGCAATTGCTGAATTTGAAAGACAAATCAAAAAAGGAATTGCTGCAAATAGAAAATGATCTCGTTCAATTTCTATTCCTCACAACAAGAAAACAAAGACAATTTGAAAGTCTCTTGCAAAAGAAGAATTTCAGCTATATTGCAAAATCTCTCGTGCAGATCAGAATTGAATCGTTAAAGAAATTACAACAGGAAAAAAGGTTCACTGGAGAGAGACTCAATGATGACATTTTGTCTCAGCTTCTATCAATGCAACTTGTTTCAATGAAAACAATGTGCGACCTCAATTCCCTCGAAGCAATGAAGCAATGTCTCACGGAGACAAGAGAGCTATAGAAATCAAGGAGCAATACAGAAAGAATCTCATCAAGAAGATTTGAGCTGATGCTGTTGCTGAGTTGGAATATATTGAGAAATATTGAAAGAATCAGACTTTGATTTCAAAATTTTGAAGTTCTTTCTTCAAAGAGATTTATGAGAAATACAAGAGACTCAACGATCAACTCTTTGAGCTACATCCTAATCGAGACAGAAAAGCAGAAAAGGATCAATCACGGAATGAATGGAAGGAAAATCATTCATAGTTTTATCTACAAACAAAAAATCCAAAGATGCAACGACATCGAAAAAGACAGAAGCAATTCAAAATCAGATTTTTTGAAAACTTCTTCTATCTCTTCCCTCTCTTCTATGTAGAGAAACGACACTGAATCAGAGAATACAAAATCTGATGGTTATTCTTTGAGCGAAAGATTGTCATCTACAAGAAAGAGAGGATGTAGTGAGACAAGAGACTCTTTATAGTCTAATTCAACAAAAATGGCAAAGCAAAAATACAATCGACCAGAGTTGAAAAGGAAACGGCTTGAAAGCGAATACATTGAACTTTCAGAGCGAATCAAGGCTGAATTCGGAAAATGAAACGGAACTATCAATGAACACACAGCAGGTCGGAGAGAAATGAAAGATCGCTACAAGGAGGAGCTTGAAAGAAAGGCTCTTGAGAGAACAGAGAGAGAAAAAATCAAATCTTTGATGATTCCAAAATCTCAATATTATGAGATGAAAAAAGAACTCATTGAATGAATGATTGAAGCTATTCATCAAGAGATGGATTTGATCAGAGAATGAAAATGAGATATCTACAAACTCAGAGAACTCTTGAAAATGGTCAAAGCTGAACTCCTAGAGCCTTCAAATATCACTCAAACAAACAGCACGATCAAGAACGAAGAACTTCCTCTCTCCGATGAGGATCAAGAGCTTTTATCTTCTCTAATCCCTCACGAAGATGACTGAGAAGATGATGATTGATAGATGACTCATTCTTGCGAAGATGCAAGATAGGAGATTCAGAAGAGCATTCTTTGAAAATCACTTCTTTGAATTCTGCAACTATTATTTCAGAGAATACTATTCTTTCGACACTCCGAAATGTTTGAGAATGATATACAAAGCTCTCTATCAATGAAAGAATGTATTCATCAAGTGATTCAGATGATCAGCAAAGACAACAATCGCTCAAATGTTTGTTTCTTACTGCATCGCATACAAGAAAAAAAGAAATATTATGCGATACAGTCAAACGATAGATAATGCAACAGAGAATCTGACATATATTGCGAACTCATTCATAGGAGACACAGAATGATGAGCGAGATTCGTGAATGATTTCTGAAACATATACTATCCTGAATATTCATCGAGATGAACATCAAAGAAAATCAAAAGGATTGATAAATTTGTGACAGAGAATGAATGCTATATCAGAGCAATGTCTCTTTGAACATCTCCGAGATGAAAAAACTATACAGCAAGCGATGGAAAATTCAGACCTGATTTGTTGATATTCGATGATGTAGATACAATTCAATCCTGCAGTTCAAGGAAAAAAATTGAGAGATGATTTGAATTCTTATTGAATGAAGTTCTCTGATGAACTACAGGAGCGACACAGATGATATTTCTTTGAAATGTGATCTATGAAGATTGAATTGTCCCTAGATTCGAACAGCATATCAAGAACGACAAGCAGCGAGTCATCATCAATCTTCCGATATATGATGAAAACAATCAGATTGTTCGAGACAGATTTGTTGAGACTGATGCTGAAGCTGAAGAGTTGAATGTTTGAATCAAAGACTCGAATAGAAAATACACATCACTTGAAACAGAAAGGAGAAGGCTCTGAAGTATATCATTCTGACAAAACTACTTGCTGATTCCTTACATACAAGGACAGCATATCATCAAGAGGTCGATGATTCAGTATGATATGAGATGTCTTGAATATACAGACTATTCAAAGATTCAAATCTGAGTTGATCCTGCATCGAGTGAAAAACAATGATCAGACTTGTTTGCGATGTGTGTTGCTTGATACAGGAACGAGAGGCGACATATACTTGAAACAGTCTGACTGAAGGAAGAAGAGAAAGACCTCAAAAATGCGATGGAAGTTTTGAAAGCTTTGTATGTGAAACGGAATGCGACAAGAGTGATAGTTGAAACAGTTGCATTTCAGCTCATTATGAAAAAATACATCGCAAGATATTGAATGGCTGTGAAGCCTTACAAAACAATCAAAGACAAAGTGACAAGAGTCCTTGAGAGACAGATGGATTTCGAAGATCACAAGATTGTCTTTTGACCAGGAAACGAGGAAGCAATCAATCAATGTCTCGAATTTCCGAACGGAGAACACGATGACTTTGTTGATGCGATATTGCTTGCAACAAGCGATGTCTGAACAGGCTTTTTTATCTCCTCAATCTAACAAAATGAAAAAATTCTTATATCATACAAAAGTCTGATATGAAGTGAGTGAGGCTGTGGAGCTGTTGGCTGTAGAAAGAAAAATCCTCGAATTTCTTCACAAAGACTCTGTGTCACATATGGATGAAGTGAAACCTATCACACAACAAAATCTGTTTAGTTTTCGAAAACGAGTTCAGGACAGAAAAGATAGTCTGACAGATGTCAAGCGAGCAGAAGATGAAAAAAAATAGTTTTATCTCCTTACAAACAAAAACAATGTCATTCTTAGACAATATATTCAGTAGAAAAGCAAAAGCTTCTCATCTTACTGAAGAAGAAATTGAATCAATGATTGAATCAAAAGAATTCATCAAACTTTGAGTCAAAACTACTGTGTGTCTCGTGACACTCAAAAACGGATTCGAGATTGTGACATATTCAAGCTGCATAGTTCCTGAAAATTACAATCAAGAAATCTGAGAGCATCTATCCTATAAGAAAGCAATTGACAGAATCAGAGAGCTTGAAGGATACAATGCACACTATATTCATTAAGTTTTTTATTTCTTATATAAAAAAACAATGTGAGCAAAAACTTACGAAAAAGTCTCAGAGACTGTTTTCAAATGGTCAGAAGAGAGACATCTTGAAGGAGAGATTGATGCTATCAAATATCTCCAACATCTAGCTGATCAAATCACTTCAATGAGAAAGTTGATTGCACAAGCAAACAATTTGCAAGACACTTTCGTGAAGGTCGTTGACTACTACAACGAATCAGTAGATGTCTTGAAAGAAGCAAAAGAAAAGCTTCATCTTGCTGTGACTGTTCCTGAGAAAGTTGTTCTTCCTAGTTGTTTCTCTATCATTGAAGCTGATGCTGAAAAACTCCCTAAAATCAGCATTGCAAGAGATGATGAAGATGCAAAAAAAGAAGAAGAGAAATCAGAATAGTCTATTGCAATTCAGAGACACTTGTATAGAATACAGGTGTCTTTTTTATATGGTCAACACACAACACAATGAAACAATTTTTTTGAAAGATTTCAGATTTTCGAAATCGTAGTCGATGGAGCAAATGTTTGATATTGTTGCTCATCATATGAATATGCTCTACAGTCTGTCACTACAGCAAAAAGACAGAAGCATCTATTTGAGCTTTGTTTTTCTTTGTTTGATTGATTTGATGAATCCGAAGTTTCATCAAAATACTCTCAGTGATAGCAAAAGCTTCTCAGAAAGAAAAGAAAGAAATGAGTGATTCAAAATATCAAGAAACAGCAGATGCTATCACTCAGACTTTGAAGGATTGAACACATCCTGAATTGAATGTGAACTTTGTATTGAATAAATGAGAAAAGGCTCTGATTTGTTTTCCTGTGTGAATATATAAGGAGAAAACATCTACAAAGAGGATAAACTACTGAGGACTCAGATATAGAGTGAAAATAGCGAAGTGATTATCTTACAATGTTTGATCTATCTCTCCTGACATACAGAAAACAGTGACAAGATATCTTGATGATGAGTGAAAGCTATATGTCACAACAAAGAGAATCATCTATATATCAGACAAAAAAACTGAGAGCATCAATCTTGATAAGATTCTCAACTATGAGATGATGAAAGACTGAGTCAAAATATATAGGAATACTTGAACGACTAGAGAATATTGATTTTTGTGAGATTGAAGATTGTTTGCTGTATATATGCAAAACCTACTCCAAAACTAGACAAACTCTTGAAACAAACAAAAACAGACAAAAAAAAGTCTGTTTTTTTACAACTTGAACTTTGAGAAATCGACATCCGTGATTATAATGCAAAAAATAATGAATTTATATTCACGAGATCTCAATGTGATTATTAGACAAAATCAAAAATCAATTCACAAGGTCAGCATTGTGAAATCATATCAACTTTACTAGAAAAAATTTCATCTGATCAACGAGAGATGTTCCTTTTTTCGAAACAAAAGATTTTGTCGTTTCAAAAGAAAATTTTCTCCAACTTTACGAAACAAATGCTGATATTTCGTGAGCTGTGAAGAAAATAGCAAACAATGTTTCAAAATTTTGATTGTATCTTGAAGATTCAGAATGAAATCAGCTCAAGGATAAAGTGAGAGACTTTGAAGCTCTTGAATTGTTCAAAGTTCCTACTTTTCAAGACTTCAAAAGAGATTTGTTCAGAAATTATCTCATCACTGGAGAATTGTATATTGTTCCTATGTTCAATCTCTATGAAGAAGTCGCTTGATTTCAAATCCTTGATTCTAGGATGATGACAAAATTCTATGATCAGAATTGAAACATCATCAAATTTGTTCAATCAAATTTCATCTCCTGACAGATTATAGAATATGCTCCTCGACAGATTGCATATTTCAAATATGATGTCTCAATGCACAATGAAAATGATTGAAGAAGTATCTTGACAGGATTGATGTATGATGTTCTGAATGATTTGAGTGCAGTTCGCTCAAACTACTACTACTATCAAAATTCAGCTGTTCCTTCAGCAATACTTGTTCTCAATGAATCAATGACTGATGAAGAGATGCAAAATGCAAAGGATCAGTTCGATGCTCAATATAAATGACTAGAGAATTCTCACAAGATGCTCATAGGAGCAGGAATATCTGATATCAAGACTCTCTCTTTCTCTCCTCGTGATATGGAAACAGTTGCACAGAGGAAAATCACAACAGAGAAAGTCGCTTCAGCTTTCTGAGTTCCAAAATCTATCTTGTGATATTCTGATGATGTGAACTACAACAACGGAGACAATAATTCGAAAGAATTCTACAAGTGAACTATATTCCCTATGGAAACAGCTTTCGAACATATATTGAATAGATTGATTGAAATGTTCATCCCTGCGATGAGTGAAAAATATATCATCAAATGCGATGGAGAAACAATTCCATTCAGTGAAGAATATCTTGAATCTCAGAGAAAAGATATTGCAGCTTGACTCAGAACAATCAATGAAATCAGAATTGATAGATGACTCGAAGCTCTTCCTGATGAGAATGCAGACAAACTATTGATATCAAAGAATATGGAGCTTTTAGAAGATGCGAGTCTTGATGCTGTTTTATCTCCTGATGAGATATAAAAATGACAGTGTCAGCAGATTATAGAAGAATACTGAGAAAAGAGGTCAAAGCTTACACGATATGTCAAAAAAGCTTTGCTAAACAAGAAAAGTTTTTGATGGAGAATCTCGAGGAGTTATACACGAAATTCCCCCTCAATATATCAATCGCCTACAACTACTTGACTCAAACTCCTACAATCTATCCAAAAAAAGACTGGAAGGATGAAATATCTGATGAGCCTCTAGGATGATTTCGGAGAGAGATGTGAATAGATGAGATGATTGAACAGCTTCAAGTCCCTATATGAAAAGGAACTGAAAGAGGCTACAAAACAGCTCGAAGGAAATTCAGAAGAATTCTCGAGGAAAATGCTTTCATATATAGTCAGGATATAATATCAAACTATGTGAAAGATCGATGAATGTTGCATCTCTCAAACTATCGCTGAGTGATATCTCACACAACAAAGTTTGATGTGATCAATGTCCTCAAACAGTGACTTGATAACAATCGAACATATAATCAAGTCAGAGATGAGATTGTGAAAGTGAATGAGAAACTATTCTGAAAAGCAAGAGCGAGAACGATTGCAGTGACTGAAATGTGAAAGGCTTATGAATACGGAAATGTTCAGCCTATGAGACAGCTTCAATCAGTGTGAATCGATATAGTGAAAAAGCGACAGACTTGCGATGATGCTAAAGTGAGACCTGAACATATGGATTGCGAGAAACTTGATCGAGTCCCTTTAGATTTCGTGTATCCTCTAGGTGTTGAATATCCTCCAGGATGAGTCAATTGCAGATGCACGATCCTATATAGAGTCAATGAGTAATTTTATCACATAAATGTCAGCAATGAAAAAAGAAATCAAACTCGTGAAAGAAAAAAACTTCTTTCAAGTCCTTTGGGACAAAAAGTCAGTCACTGAATTCGATGATGACTGAGTCAAAGGAATCGAGATTCAAGGATATGCTTCAACAAAAGACAAAGATAGATGACACGATATCGTTGAGCCTGAAGCATTCAAGAAAGCTCTCGATTTGTATATGACAAATCCTGTTGTTTTACTTCAGCACAATATGGACAAGCCTATCTGAGTTGTGACTGAAGCAACTATCGACAATCAAGGTTTGTTCATAAAAGCAAGAATCACTCAAGACATTGACTGAGTGATTTCAGCTATCAAAAACGGTGTTCTCAGAGCATTCTCTATCTGATTCAGAATCAAAGAGAATTCTTTCGAAGAATATGAGAATGACAACGGAGATCGAGACTACACAAACACAATCAAGGATCTCGAACTCTTTGAAATCAGTGTCGTTTCTGTTCCTATGAATGCTTATGCTTTGATGAAATCAATGCAAGACTGCTTTGAGATCAAAGAAGTAGAATCAGAGGAAACACATCAAGATGAAGATGTCCCTCTTGATATAGCTGCAGAAGTTCCTTCTGAGAAAGAAGAAACAGCTGAGGAAATCCCAAACGAAGAAGCTGAAACTCAAGAGACATCCGAAGAAGAAAATTCTAGTGAATCAGAAGAGACTGAAACAGAAGAAAAATCTGAAGAAGTTGAAACTGAGGAAGTAGAAGAAGAGGAAAAGTCTATTGAGTGAGAAGAAACAGCAGTTGAGACTGTTGCAGAAAATGAATCTGAAGCAACAGAAGAAACTACTGAGGAAAATACTCAAGCAGAAGAAACTGAAAGCGAATCTGTTGAAGAAGAAACAGAAACAAAGTCAGTTGAAACTGAAACTGTTGAAGAAACAGAAAATCAAGCAGATGAAAATTCTGAAATAGAAGAGGCTCAAGAAGAGTCAGACCATTCTGAAAATGATTCTGAAACTGAATCAAACAGCTGAGAAGTTGTTGAAGAGGCTGCAAAAAGCTTGAAGGATCTTCAAACAAAGTCAGTTGAAAAATTTATCTCTCAGGAGATGAAATCAATTGAGAAAAAGTTCGATGATTTAATTGCTGAAAAAGATGCAAAAATCAAAGAGCTTGAGTGAAAACTCGAAAAAACACTCGACTTGTTATGAAACACAATCGAAGTTCTCTGACAAGTTGACAAAGCTGTATCAAATACAGTTGTGAAGACTTGATATACATATCAAGCTCCTCAAACGAAGAGAGTCACAAGCAGATATTCAAAGCTTGTTGATAAACTTCAAAATATTTAATTCCTCCCTTTTTATTCTCTTACTTATTCAAAAAAATGAATATTAAAGACTTAATGATGAAAGCAAAAGATATCGCTTGAATATCTTACGATGCTAAAGACTTCGAAGCTATAGAGACAAAAGCAAACGAAGTTATGAACTCAGGAGCTACAGCTTTCTGAAAAGAATTGATCCCTACAAATGTTTTGATGGATCCTATGCTTGACTTAGTTCCTACTTATTCAAAATTGCTTCCTTTACTTCCTGGAAATCACGGAAACAATATGCCTATCAGTGCAAAAGTTCCTGTAATCTGAGAAGCTGATTTGTTCACAGGAAATAGTGAATGGTCAACTGGAGCAGGTTCTTTCATAACTCCTGCAAACAATTGACCTCACACTTGAGAAGTGACTATCACTCAAGGACAATTCATTTTGACTGTTTCTTTATCAAAGAGAGAGTTGAACTACTGACCTGAACAACTTGAATCTATAATCAGAGAAAGAATCAATAGAGCTGCTGCAAGAACTATTGATGCAGTTATCATCAATGCTGATGATACAGCTTCAGGATCTGGAAATGTAAACTGAACATATTCAGGAAGTCCTTACTTCACACAGCAAGACAACGGTATCAGAATGGTCGGAATTGCAAACACTGGAGTTTCAATCGGAACATTCGATGCTCAATCATATCTTGATGTTGTTGAAGTTCTTGATCCTGGATATCAAGCAGACTTGAACAACTTATTGATCATAGAGCCTTCAAACATCTACTTAGATTCACTTGCTTTCGATGAAGTAGTGACTCTTGACAAGATGTGACCTCAAGCAACTATATTGAGCTGAATCCTTTCAAAAGTTTGGGGAATCGACAAGCTAGTTGCAAGAGACTTCCCTGCAAAGACAAACACTTCAGGACTTGTT